TTTGCAGTAATGATATCTGCGGTAGTAGGTGTCTCTCCTATGGCAGACAACATAGTGTTGACCGCTTCTAGTTGAGTGGTTCTTCCTGGAACAGCCATGTTAGTAAGTTACGAAGACTGTAACGTCTGCTGAACCGCCAGAGTTGTTTCTAATACACAAGTATGGAGGGATAGCGTCACCAAGTATAAAGCCTGGTGCGCTCCCAGTAGGTGCAAGGAAAGACCCTGAAACATTACCTGCGCCCATTGACTGATAGTCACCAGTAACCGTAAGGGCCTCGCCAGTAGTACCGACAGGAGGGATAAGGAAAACAGCGGAAGCACCTGTAGACATGACCCATATAGATTTCGCACCTGAGAATTCAAGCGCGTCTGTGAAAGTATTGTCCCCCATTGAGGCAAACTTATGCACCTCGTAGAGTCTTTGTAACCTACCATCGGCAAGTCGTTCAGTTCCAGTTTTGATTAAAGCCATGATTAGTACCGTATATAAACATAAAGGTCTGTAGGTGTGGATACATTTGTATTATCCATTGTAAAAAAAGGTGGCATTACAGACTCAGAAATGAACCCAGCTTTTGTAGATGAAGGTGACTTGTGTAAATCAGAAGTCACAACCGCAGACTCTTGCGCGGTAGGATCGCCGTTGCTATCAACGTGCGGTATTTTTAAGACAAGGGCTAGTGCGCTTGAAACAATAGTTACAGACTTAGCACCTAAGCAATAAAAGATTGAAGACTGTGAAGCTGCTGCTACAGTCTCTTTGTATATCTCAGTTGTCTTGACTAAGCCAAATGATGAATCTCTAACCGTTGTAGTATTTAGTAATGCCATATTAATACATTATGTAAATATACACGGTAGCAGTAGCACCACTAGCGTTAGTTAAAGTAAAGAACGGAGGCATTAGATCTCCTGATATAAACCCTGCCTTAGATGCGGTAGGATTTTTATGAAGATCGGAGTCTACAACAGCAGCCTCTACATCTGTAGTGGCTACTCCCTCACTATCTACAGCAGGAACTTTAATAGTAAGAACCTTATTAGATACTATAATTACTGACTTAGCTGCGGTAGTATCAAAAATAGAAGACTGCGCACCATTAGCAATAGTCTCTGAATGGATGTGGGCAGCTGTCTCTAACACTCCGCTAGGGAGGTGACGAGTATGTGTTTTAAGAATAGTCATGATAAGGGGTATGGAGGGCATCCGAAGACACCCCCCAAAATTAACACTACTTATGAAGCAGTATCAATCAATATGATAGAAGCATCAGGACGGAGAATTCCGTGACCCATTGCGTACTTAGCTACCATCAATGAGCCTTGACGCTCAACCTGGTATTCAGTCTCTAAAGCTAAATCCTTAAGCTTAACTGTACCTACTGCAGACCTGTGGAATGCAACACCTTTCAAAGCATTTGAAGATGCAGAGTGTGAGTAATCGTTTAGAGAACTTACACCTGCTTCATCACTTTGGTTAGTGGTTGGTAGGTTGTTAGACTTGTAGATTTCAAAACCTGCAATCATTGGAACTTTACCTGAACCGAAGCCAGAGCCACCGATGTCAGAGTTAGCTACTGAAGTAGAGATACCGAAACCTGTGCTACCATTACTAATTAAGTTGTAGTAAAGCGTTGGGCTAAACACGACATAACGATCTTGGTCAGGGACATCAGAAGCATCCAAACGTGCTGCTGCGGTAAACAATGCTGTAACAAGTTGGGCTGAAGTCATTGCAGCGTCAGCTGTAGCTGAACCTGCTGTGATTTCAATAGATGCTCCACCTGCTGCTTGCGGTGATGCTGCTCCGCCTTCGGCAGCGTTAGCTACAACAGATAGTAACTGCTGATCAGCTTTCTTAGCAAGGGCATAGCCTAGCTTACGAGTGTACTCAGAACGGTAATCGTAGTGATTCTTCGCCTCTTCCAAGCTGTCTACAAAGGCAGCAGAAAGTAGCAAATCGTCAATACCGATTGTACGCTCGTTGTGTTGAATCTCAGCGCGAGTCTCATCCTCAATCACAGAGTTACCTGGAGTGTGGTATTTAGCCTCGGCTGTACCGATTACTGGGAATTGTGCGCTCTTTCCTGAAGAAATTGTGCGAACTGTATGTAGGCCCATCATTATATTAGCTGTTTCAAAAGCTGTAATGACTTCACCTGCGAATTGCTTAAGGAATAGAGCATTACTAGATGCCCAATCGGTTACACCTGAAGTGTCACCTGCTATACCTAAGCGTGATGTTGAAAGTGCCATAAAACCTCCTATGGGTTTGGCGTGTTAAAAAAAAAATGTTAAAGAATAGAATATTGCTTAGGCCGTAAAGTTGTCCTCCTCGGAGGGCTAAACACTTACGCTCAATTCCAGGTTTCCAATACCATTACATGATATTAGAGACAGAGAGTCTTCGAGTGACCTGCTCTCTGAAGGCAGGGTCAGATTGATAACGAGGATCGCCCATATCACGTTTCATTTCACTTAGTGAACTGTACGCTGATGTACCTGACCCTTGTGTATGTCCTCTGACTAATGTAGGCTTTATACCTACGACTTGTGAGTATCGTGCTTGCAATCCTCGAACTGCGTTTAATGCACGAACCTTGTCACCTGATTGGACATCCGCATCAAATACGGACACCTCTTCAGGGGATAATGAATCAGCAGCCCATTGCACCATATCTTGGTAAACAGCAGAGCCTCCGACCTCATTGAAAACAGCTTGGACTTCTGCATCTTGCATAGCCATCTGTCCTTGAATATATGTATCTACAACATCACGAGCAATACCCATCTTAGATAGACCTGCGTAATCATCTTCACTTAACTCACCATTCTCGGCAAAGTTATTAGCATACTGTTGTAGAGCCTCGTTAGATGCCATCTCTGGTGGTAAGTCATTACCGCCTAGCTTATTCTCTAACTCTTTGTACGCTTCAGCCAACTCTTCAGCTGAAGAAAACTTCTCTGGAAGAAATCCAGGACGGTCAGGGTTAACCTCTTCAGTAGTGGGTGCATTCTGTTGGGTAGGGACACTAAGATCTGTAGGATTCTGTTCAAATCTTTCAGCAGCTTTCTCGGCTTCATGAGCAGCAGACTGCTCTGGACTTAAGGATGGGGCTTCTTCCCCAGGGACGTTTATTCTTTCGGCTTCCATAAATTATGCACTCTCTTGAGCGTCTATTTGTGCTTGAGTATTGTTTACAGAGGTAGCTGATTTCATCGCTTCAGGGCCTAACTTCTGCATCATCTGCATCTGTTGAGCCTGTTGCATTTCCGCTTGAATCTCCTCTTGTGAGCGTATCAAACCATCTGTCTCGATTCCGAGTGCAGAGGCACGACGCTCTAAGTATTCACTAACATTTACATATTGTGATACGACTTGTGGGCCGAGTACTTGACCAATACCTGCGACAAAGCTGTCGAGTTTGTTCAAATCTTGACCACGACCTAAAGCATCTATACCAGTAACCACTACAGGAGTAACTAGACCCTTTGGAAGTTTTGGTAAACGGTTAGCCTTCTCCATTCTGTTCATTAGAATAGATACTAAAGGTAATTGGAACTCCTGAGACAGTACGGAGTAAACTCCTCCTAACTGACGCTCAAGGCTCTGGGTAACTAAGCGAACTTCCTCTGCAGTAACACGTTCTGCTTTACGGATAGATGACTCAGTTAACATGAACGCATAGTTCAAACGCTCTACGATCTGGTTGATAGTCTCCAAAGCTACACGGAAGTCTGCGTGTTTCTGAACCTGGAGAGTGGTTACATCTGCAGCATTGCCTTCAACGATAGCACCGTTAGAGGATTGGGCTAGAGTGCGCTTGCGAGTCGTGCCGTTAGGCGCAACCATAAACAAAACCTTTGCACTTGCGGCAGCACCTTGGACGATAGCTGTTGATAGTCCTTCAAGAGACTCTAAGTCACCTTGATACTGCTCAACAAAACCTCGTGCATAGTCCTCACCATCTACTTTATTAAGACCTAATGCTAAGTAGGGTAGTTTCTCTTTAGGATAAGTTCCGTAAGAACCTTCCAGACGAACACCCTTTATCTCTTGAAATACTTCATAAGTAGTATCATTAATGGAGGAAATGCAAGTATATAGATCTATAGAGTCTTCGTCCGAAAGCTTTCCATCTAAAGCTTCTAAAATATCATCCGACAGATGGGACGGTGATACAGACTCCTTTGTGATTATTTTATCTACATTACCCATAGGGTCACGTTTAACAACGTAACGGTTAAGGTGGAAGACGCGCATACCGCCCTCTTCAGGAACGTGGATGAGGACATTACCTCCCACGATCAGATGCTTCAATGCCTCAAACAATCCAACACGGAAGTTATTAGATTCTACCTCACGCATTATCTCACGCTCGATATCAGCTAAAGCAGAGTCTATCTCTGACTCAACTTGCTCCATACCCTGCACTTCACGCTTCGCCTTGCTATCAAGCAATAGACGGAAGAACGGAGCATTCGCAGGTAGTAGCGTCATTAACAATGCACTACTCAATGAATTCACACCTCGTGCGCCTACAGATTGGTAAGGTGTAGGAAAGCGTGTACTACCACCCACCCCCTCTTCAGGAATAAGTGTAGGCAACGTAAGACGCGACGCATCTCTAGCCCTCTCAAGTACTGACTGTCTTTCAGACTCGCACTTCAGATAGTAGCTTTCTGCTGATTTCATAATGGTTTAGTAATCTGAGCCTGGTACAGATAGACTTCTACTTAAAGGTATAGTTAAAGCACTACGACCTTGCCTACGTCTACGTCCACCTTTCTGCCCTGCAGCCGCTTCATTAGAAACTTTATCAGCTAATGGAGTTGGCGGAGCAGGAGGAGGTGGGGGTGTCTCACCCTTAGGTGGCATTTTAGGAGTAGAGAAACACATTAAAAAATAAAGATTCCTAGCACGACTCCGATAAGAAACCAGAAAATTGCTTT